CAACAACAGGTGTAGGGGGACCAACAACTTATTTCTTTCATGAGGAGGCTGGTATTGCACCAAAGATGATGCAGACTTATGAATACTTACGTCCTGCAATGTCTTCTGGTATGGTTACTACAGGGATGTTTATTGCTGCTGGATCAGTGGGGGATTTGGATCAATGTGAGCCATTAAAAGATATGGTTATGAATCCTCAGAATAATGACATATATGCTGTTGAAACTGACCTTATAGATAAAGATGGTACAATAGGAATGGCTGGTTTATTTATACCAGAGCAACATTCTATGCCACCGTATATTGATAAATACGGTAACTCTTTAGTTGAACAAGCTTTACAAGCTATATATGAAGAGAGAAAGAAATGGAAATCTGAATTAGGTGCGGAACAGTATCAGTTGCGTATATCACAAAAGCCAACTGATATTGCTGAAGCATTTGCTTATAGAAAAGAATCTATATTTCCACAAGGTGTTATTTCAAAACAACTTAAAAAAATTGAAGAAAAAGAATATGCATATGAGCATATAGAATTAGAAAGATTGCAAGAAGGTATTGTAGCAAAACGCTCTAACAAGTTACCAATTAGTAAATTTCCCGTAGATAAAAAGATGACAGATAAGACAGGTTGTTTAGTTGTTTGGGAAAGACCTGTAGCTAACCCTGAGTTTGGTGCTTATTACGCTTCTATTGACCCCGTATCAGAAGGCAAAGCTGAACATGTTGATAATATGATTTATACGCATTTTGGTAGAAAAAGAATAGGTGATGTTGAAATTGGAGATCTTATAACAAGTTCATCAGGTTCAATTACAACTGTAACAGGTGTATTTCCTCAAGGTATTAAAAAGTTATATAGAATATATTTCAGTGATGGTCATTCTGTATTAGTATGCGATGAACATTTGTGGAATGTAAAACTAAACGGAAGTACTAAAGGATTTATTACACTATCTACTAAAGACCTTATGGATAAAAATAAAAAAATATCTTATCAGGGAACCGGTAGAAATATAGAAAAAACTTATACAATAAATACTTTTATTAAAGATAATAATGGAAGAAACAAATGGTCTATTCCAATTATAGATAATCCTATATCTTTTTGTACAGTTAGAAGTAAAAACATTCAAATAGATCCTTATTTTTTAGGACTTCTTTTAGGTGATGGTGACTTATCTCAAAAAGGTATAAGATTTAGTTCTATAGATCAAGAAATAATAGATTATATTAAAAACATCTTACCAAAAAATGTATCTATTAAAAAAATAAAAAGTTCTAGTTGTGATTATAGAATTAGTATTGACACAGATAATAAAAATCCTATAACCAATATTCTTAAAAATTTAGGGTTACAAGGAAAAAGATCAGAATGTAAATTTATTCCTAATGCTTATAAATATTCAAATGTAGAAGATAGAGTTGCTTTATTACAAGGATTAATGGATACAGATGGTTCATGTACTAACCATGGTTCTGAATTTTATTCATCTTCTAAAAGATTGGCTTATGATGTAGTAGAACTTGTGCAGTCTTTAGGAGGAATAGCTAAAATTAGGATGAAAAAAACAACACATCTTGATTTATATATTGTAAGAGTATTATTACCAGCAGGAATATGCCCTTTCAAGTTATATAGAAAAAAAGTAAAATATAGTCCCTCCAAAGTATTTAGTAGATATATTACAGATATTAAATATGAAAAAGATGATGATGCTGTATGTATTTCAGTAGATGCTGAGGATCAACTATATGTTACAGAGCATGCTATTGTAACACATAATACAACTACATCTGATTCTTTATGTAGTATATTTGTATATAAAAATAGTGTTGAAATAAAAAGAGAAACGGCAAATGGTTTAGAACACTTTATTGAAAGAGATAAAATTGTTGCAGCTTGGTGTGGTAGATATGATGATATTAATAAAACACATGAGCAATTAGAATTAATTATAGAATGGTATAATGCTTGGACCCTTGTGGAGAATAACATATCTTTGTTTATACAACACATGATTGCAAAAAGAAAACAAAAATACCTTGTACCAAAACAACAAATTGCATTCTTAAAAGATTTAGGTTCTAACAAAACAGTATATCAAGAATACGGTTGGAAAAATACAGGAACATTGTTTAAAAACCATTTAATTTCTTATGCTATTGAGTTTATACGAGAAGAGATTGATCAAGAAACAGATCAAGATGGTAATGTTATAAGTAAAACATTAGGTGTTGAAAGAATACCAGATAAAATGTTACTAACTGAAATGCTTGCGTATTATCCAGGACTAAACGTAGATAGATTAGTATCCTTTGGAGCATTGATTGCTTTTGTAAGAATTCAACAAGCAAATAGAGGTTATTTAAAAAGAAGTGAATCAGATAGTAACAATTCTTTGGATAATTCAAAAAATTTGTATAAATTAAAGTATAGTCCGTTTAAAAATTTAGGAAGGAATAAAACTGTAACTGGAGGTCGTTTAAGAAAAAGATCTGCATATAAAAATTTAAAATAAAGTATGAAAGTATTTAATGCAATGCAATTAAAAAATGGTGCTAAAGCTGAAAGCGGCTATCAAGGAAGCACTAGTTTAACGCAGCCTATACAGTTTTTACCTGCATCAAAAAAAACAGGAAACTGGGCGGCTTGGAATTTAGATTGGTTAGAAGTACAAGGAATGAACTTCTTAAAAGAAAATTCTAGAAAGTTATTAAAGAATTATAAGCTTGCCAAAGGTATTATAGACAAAACTGATTACATAGTAGAGGAAGACAATGATTATAAAGATCTTGTTGATGTACTTACAAAAGAAGATGAGTCAGCATTAGAACTTAAATTTTATCCTATTATACCTAATGTTATTAACGTACTATCAGGTGAATTTTCCAAAAGATATAGTAAAGTTCAATTTAGAGCTGTAGATGATTTGTCTTACAATGAAATGCTTGAACAAAAAAGAGCAATGATAGAAGAAAACCTATTGACAGATGCTGCTAATAAAATGGCTATGCAGATGATGCAAATGGGTGCTGATATGAATGATCCAGAAGTTCAAAAAAGATTAAATCCTGAAAGCTTAAAAACTCTTCCTGAAATTGAAGACTTCTTTTCTAAAGATTATAGATCACTAGTTGAAGAGTGGGCAACTCATCAAACAAATGTAGATATTGAAAGATTTAAAATGCAAGAGCTAGAAGAAAGAGCATTCCGTGATATGCTTATTACTGATAGAGAATTTTGGCATTTTAGAATGATGGAAGATGACTATGATGTAGAATTATGGAATCCTGTTCTTACATTTTATCAAAAGTCTCCGGATACAAGATATATATCTCAATCTAATTACGCAGGTAAACTTGATTTAATGACCGTAGCTGACGTTATAGATAAATATGGATATCTTATGACAGAAAAACAATTAAAGTCATTACAAGAGATCCATCCGGCTACAGGAGGTCAATATCAATTGAACGGTTATCAAAATGATGGTACTTTTTATGATCCTAGTAAATCACATGAGTGGAATACAGGATCACCTAGTTTATCATACAGACAATTCTTAAGTAATAGTGGTGGTGGTAGAACTAATGGTGATGATATTGTAAGCGCAATACTCAATGAAGGAGAAGATGCACCTACGTGGAGTGAAACATCTTTAATGAGAGTTTCTACAATTTATTGGAAAACACAACGTAAAGTTGGACACCTTACTAAAGTAACAGAAGATGGGGAAACTATTCAAGAAATTATAGACGAAACATTTAGCATTACTGATAAACCTATATATGATAATTCCATATTCAAACAAAAAACAAAAGATAACCTTTTAATGGGTGAACATATTGATTGGATTTGGATTAATGAAACATGGGGTGGTGTAAAAATTGGACCTAATTTGCCAATGACTTGGAGAACTGATGTATCAGATAACATAAGTCCTATTTATTTAGGGATTAATAGAGATAAACCAGGCAGAATACCGTTTCAATTTAAAGGAGATACTTCATTATATGGTTCTAAACTACCTGTTGAAGGTAGGGTATTTTCTGACAGAAATACAAGATCAACTAGTTTAGTTGATTTAATGAAAGCATACCAAATTGGTTATAACATGGTTAATAATCAAATTGCTGACATATTAGTAGATGAGTTAGGTACTGTTATTATGTTTGATCAAAACGCATTACCAAGACATTCTATGGGTGAAGATTGGGGTAAAAATAATGTGGCTAAAGCATTTGTTGCAATGAAAGATTTTCAAATGTTACCATTGGATACTTCCATAACAAATACTGAAAATGCAACAAACTTTAATCATTACCAAACTCTTAACATGGAGCAGACTGGTAGATTGATGTCTAGAATACAATTGGCCAATTACTTTAAACAACAAGCATTTGATGCTATTGGTATTAATCCTCAAAGGTTAGGTGCACCAATAGGGCAAGAAACCGCAACGGGTGTAACACAAGCTTTAAATCAATCGTATGCTCAAACTGAAATTTATTTTACACAACATTCAGATCACTTAATGCCTAGAGTTCATCAAATGAGAACTGACTTAGCACAGTATTATAATAGCACTAAACCAAGTCTTAGATTATCCTATACTACAAGCAACGCTGAGAAAGTTAATTTTACAATGGAAGGTGTTGATTTA